TAACAGAAAGAGAAATAGGTGGAATACCTAACTCAAGTGAAGATATAAAACAAGCTCATGCTGCTGCTGTAGAAAGTTATATTGAAAAATTTGTAGGATCTAAAGATAATTCCTACGGTGATATGTATCATCAAAAAACATTAGAGGATTGGGCTGTTTTTAATATAAACAACAGAACTAAGCACGATGCTACTATAAGTTCGGGACTTGCTATAATGGCTTGTAATAAAAATTTATATAGACCCGTGCCCAATAAAATTACTAATAAAATAAATCTTGGTATTAAAACTTATGATAATACCGGCGTAATATCAAAAATTAATTAATATATGCAAGCTACAACTACATATAGTACATTTCCTGACCAGGTCGTACCTGCCGCTGAGAAAGCTACTTACGAATATGGTTTAAAAGTTGCGAGAGCTATTGAAGGTGAATGGTTTAGAAATTCACAAGGAGTTGGTTATAGATACATGACTAATTATAATAATTTTCACAATTTAAGACTTTATGCTAGAGCAGAACAGCCAGTACAAAAATATAAAGATGAATTAGCTATAAATGGAGATTTATCATATTTAAACCTAGACTGGAAACCTGTACCTATTATTCCTAAGTTTGTAGATATAGTTGTTAATGGTATGTCTCAAAGATCTTATGAAGTAAAAGCTATGGCTCAAGATCCTACTTCACTAAGAAAAAGAACTTTATATGCTCAGCGAATAATGATGGATATTGAAGCTAAAAAATTTAACGAGATGGTTATGCAGCAGTTTGGAATAGATTTATCTGAATCTACTGCTAAAAACACTCCTGAAACTTTAGAAGACATTCCAGCACATATGCAGATGGACTATAAACAATCTATAGAAGTTGCAGAAGAAGAACTTATTTCACAAATATTAGACAAAAACAAATATCATTTAATTAGAAAAAGACTTAATTATGATTTAACAGTTTTAGGAATATCTTGTGTTAAAACATCATGGAACCCAGAAAGGTATTGTTATTGATTATGTAGATCCAGCGAATATAGTTTATTCTTATACTAACGATCCTAATTTTGAAGATGTATATTATGTAGGTGAAGTTAAAAATGTTCCTATAGTAGAACTTAAAAAACAATTTCCTAGTTTAACTCCAGAGCAAGTTAAAAAATTACAAAACTATACAGGTAACACAGCTTATTCTCCTAATTTTAATGGTAGATACGATCAGAACACAGTTCAAGTATTATATTTTGAATGGAAAAGTTATATTGACCAGGTATTTAAAATAAAAACAACAGCTACAGGGTTAGAAAAAACTATTGAAAAAGAAGACACTTTCTTAGAAGTAAAAGAAACAGATAACTTTAAAAAAGCTTCTAGAAGTATAGAAACTTTATATAGTGGAGCTAAAATATTAGGCATGGAAGAAATGCTTGATTGGCGTCTAGCAGAAAACATGACAAGACCTTATGCTGACACAAGCAAAGTTAATCTTAGTTATACCATAACAGCACCTAGAATGTATCAAGGTAGAATAGAAAGCTTAGTAAGTAGAGTTACAGGTTTTGCTGATATGATACAGCTGACTCATTTGAAATTACAGCAAGTAATGTCTAGGATGGTTCCTGATGGCGTTTATTTAGATATGGATGGTTTAGCAGAGGTAGATCTAGGTAATGGTACTAACTACAACCCAGCTGAAGCTTTGAATATGTATTTTCAAACTGGTAGTGTTATAGGTAGATCTCTTACTCAAGATGGTGAAATTAACAGAGGTAAGATACCTGTGCAAGAACTTCAATCTTCTTCTGGAGGAGCTAAAATAAATTCTTTAATTCAAACGTATAATTACTATTTACAAATGATTAGAGATGTGACCGGACTTAATGAAGCTAGAGATGGAAGTGTTCCGGATAAAAACTCCTTAGTAGGTATACAAAAGCTTGCTGCAGCTAACTCAAACACTGCTACAAGACATATTCTTCAAGCAAGTTTATATTTAACACTTAGAACTTGTGAGAATATATCATTAAGAGTTAGTGATTCTTTAATGTTCCCATTAACTAGAATGTCTTTAATAAACAGCATATCTAACTTCAATGCTAATACATTAGACGAATTAACTAGTGTTAATATTCACGACTTTGGTATATTTATAGAATTAGAACCAGATGATGAAGAAAAAGCTAAATTAGAACAAAATATTCAAGTAGCTTTATCTACTCAATCAATAGATCTAGAAGATGCTATTGATATTAGAAATGTAAACAATTTAAAATTAGCTAATACTTTACTTAAAAAACGAAGACAAGAAAAGCAAGCTAAAGACCAAGAGTTAAAACTACAGCAAATACAAGCTCAAGCTCAAGCTCAGTCTGAAACTGCAGAAAAAACTATTCTAGCTGAATTACAAAAACAAGAAGCTTTAACTAGTAGCAAGGTTCAAGTAGAGCAAGCTAAGTCTCAATTTGAGATACAAAGAATGCAGACAGAAGCAGAAATAAAAAGAGGTCTAATGCAACAAGAGTTTGATTATAACATTAAACTAGCTAAAGAGCAGTCTAATGTTATGTCTCAAAAAGAAAAAGAAATTGAAGATAGAAAAGACAAAAGAATTAAGCTTCAAGGCACTCAACAGAGTGAAATGATAACCCAAAGAAAACAAGATGGTTTACCTATCAATTTTGAATCTAAGGGTAACGATAATTTAGGTGGAGTTAGTTTAGAACAATTTGCCCCTAGATAATTTTATATTAACTATTATATTATATTATGTCAGAACAAATAAAAGAAACCGCCGCTGGCGAGCTAGAACAAGGTGACTTTAAAATTAAAAAGAAACCTAAAAAATTAGTTACTAATAAAGAAGTAACTAAGCTAGATATGGCTAAAAAAGAAGAGCCAAAAGAAGAAACTAAAACCGAACCAGAAGCAGTTGAAGAAACTAAAGTGGAAGAAGTTAAAGTTGAACAACCTGTAGTAGAAAAAACTAAAACTGAAGAATCTCCAGTTATTGAAGAAATAAAAGTAGAAGAAACAGATAAAGAAATTAAAGAAACTAAAGAGGTTGTAGAAGAAATTAAAGAAGAAGTAAAAGAAAATCCACAAATAGAATTACCAGAAAACATTGAGAAGTTAGTAGACTTCATGAAAGATACTGGTGGCACTGTTGAAGATTACGTTAACTTAAATAAAGATTATGGCAAGTTAAACGGAGAACAATTACTTAAAGAATATTATAGTGTAAGCAAACCGCATTTGAATTCAGAAGAAATAAACTTCTTGATGGATGATAATTTTGCATGGGACGAAGATGAGGAAGAAAGAGTGGTTAAAAAGAAAAAACTAGCTTACAAAGAAGAAATTGCCAAAGCCAAAAGCTTTTTAGATAGTTCTAAAGAAAAATACTATGAAGAGATCAAGTTGAAACCTTCAGTATCTAAAGAACAAAAAAAAGCTAATGACTTTTTCAATAGATACAACGAAGAACAGAAGGTGATTCAACAGCGTCACGAAAGTTTTACAAACAATACTAAAAAATTATTCTCTGATGAATTCAAAGGTTTTGAATATAGCGTTGGTGAAAAAGCTTTTAGATATAATGTAAACAACAAGAGTGATGTTGCTCAAAATCAATCTGATTTAAATAATTTTGTTGGGAAGTTCCTAGATAAAAAAGGTGAAATCGAAGATTATAGAGGTTATCACAAAGCCTTGTATACCGCTAATAACGCTGATAAAATAGCAAAACATTTTTACGAGCAAGGTAAAACTGACGCGATAAGAGATGTCAATGCTAAATCTAAAAATATAACAAATGAAGTTAGAGCTACTAGCTCTGGTGAAATGTTTATTAATGGGTTAAAAATAAAAGCAATTAGTGGTGTAGATAGTTCTAAGTTAAAAATAAAAACAAAAAAATAACTTAAACTAAAAATATAAAATATGAGTTTTGCAACAAGTGGGAGTTTTCCTGCAAGTTTAATTCCAGCTCAAAAGAAACAAGCATTAGATAATAACTATTTGAACTTTGCGGACGGTACGTCTGACTGGGCTCAACAGTATTTACCTGAGCTTTATGAAGCTGAAGTTGAGAGATATGGTAACAGAACGTTAGCAGGTTTCTTAAGAATGGTTGGCGCTGAAATGCCAATGACATCGGATCAAGTATTATGGTCTGAACAAAATAGATTACACGTATCTTACAATGATTGTAATATTAAACCAGCTGCTTTAACTACTCTTCAAATAGAATTAGCTGCTGCTAATCCAGCTACTAACGGTAGGGGTAATAACACTGTAGCTATAAAAGAAAATCAAACAGTATTGATTTCTGATAATGCTACTGGTTTAATTACAGCTAAAGCTATTGTATCAAGTGTAACACAACCAGTTGGTCCAGCTACTGTAGCTGAGGTACTTTTAGTTCCTTATGCTGCTGCGGCTTTCCCAGCAAATGTACAAGCTTTAACTACAGCTGGCGATGTAAACGTGTTTGTTTACGGTTCTGAATTTGGAAAAGGATCT